TAGTTATTTAAGTAGGGCTTTTACTTTTTCTTTTGCTTTCTCCAAATCTTCGCTTTCTTCCAAGATTGCTAAGATTTTTCTTGTTTGATTTTCTTCTGTCGTTTGTTTTAATAATTCTGCTAAATTCATTTCTTCGTATTCCATTTCTTTTCTCCTTTCCTGCATCTCCTTGCTACTCTTATATTGTACACGTTTTGTGTACCTATGTCAACCACTTTTTGTGATTTTTTTGTTGTTTTTTTTCACATTTCGTGTATACTTATATTAAGATATAAAAAAGGAGGTCTTCTTATGAATAATTTTTCTGATATGCTAAAATATTTACGCAAAAGAGAAGGGTTAACTCAACAGGAATTGGCTAAAAAGCTAGATATTTCAAAAAGTACTGTTAGTATGTACGAAAATGGAAACAGAGAACCTGATTTTGAAACCTTAGAAACTATTGCTGATTTTTTTAACGTTGATATGAATTTTTTAATGGGAAA